GTATTACCTTTTGAGGGTGATCTTATTATTGAAGGAAGATGGGGACAATCAGTTAGATTTGGAAGCACAGTTACAGAACAAAAAAATAATAACACCTGGTCAGGTAAAACTAAAGAAGGAAAAACAGGTGATCCTATCACTATTATAACAAATAGAAGACCGTCTAATCCTAACTCTCCTGAAAGTTGGATACCTGGAATAGAAGATGTAAATAAAGATGGTAGTTTTATTTGGATGTCATCTACTCAAGCAATTAATTTAGATGTATCAAAATACCCATTAGATACTTTTAGATTAGGATTTAAAGCAGAGTATAACGCTGATACTGTTTTACCTTTACAAGATATTTCACCTGCTATTCAAACTATAGCAAGCCAAGAATACGATAAAAGAGTTTTAGATAATGTTGATAGTAGTCAATATTCTAAATCATCTATGAACAGCAATTCAGTAGGAAATGCCTCAAATAATTCTGGAGTAGGAGGCGTAAATACACAAAACCCGCAACCAAATAACCCGTCAGAACCAGGAGATTATAATTATTCTGATAATAATAGTGGAGATGTTAATGGTGGTGGATCAGGTAATGGAGAAAGTAGCGGAGCAACTTATTCAAATAATCCTCCCGCATATTACACCAATGGTGGTGGAGGCGGCGGTAGAGGACAAAACGTTAGATAATATAAATGTATAAAAGTAATTACATACCTAAATTTCCATATACAGGCGATCAAGTAACGGTCGGTGCAGGTAGACTTATTTTTCATGCAAAAGAAGATTCTGTTTTTATATTTGCTAATAAAGCCATATCATTAGCTACTTCTGGGAGTGCTCATATAAATGCAACAGAAGGTACTTTTATAAACTCAAATACTATTGAATTAGGTTTGAATGCACAAGAACAACTAATAAAAGGAAATACAGCAGTAATGAATTGGAAAGTTTTATATACCCAATTACAGCAGTTTGTAAATGCCGTTGGAGGAATGAGTGAAACAGAATTAGGACTATCAGTAGTTGAAATAAATAAGGTAGCAACTGTTTTATCTCAAACAATACAAGCCCAAAGAGACTCTCTTGACGACCTATTATCCACAACAACTAAAACCCTATAATAATGGCATCACCAGTACCATCAGGAACAGGGTTTGAAAAAGCAATATTAGCAATTAGTATTGGTATAGGTAAGGCAGAGAATGCTATTATGGACGTTTCATATGGTAAACCAGACGGAACAGGAGGAATAAAATTTCCAGGAAACAAAAAGAAAACAAGTGGTATTATACCAATACTAAGAGAAATTAATAAGATTGATCTTTGTAATATATTGAACTATATGTTAGGAAGTATAAACCTAACAGGAGGTACATTAGGAAAGAAATTAAAAAAATTACACGACGCCGCAAAAGAATTGTCTGATATTTTAGATGGTAGTTTTATACAACCGGCACAAGCTAGAAATCCTGAAAAAATAGCTAAACTTATTTTATATTTAGGGATGCTTGATAGTTTATTGGATAGAGATATCTGTAGTATTTTTCCAAAGATACAGGTCTTTAAAAATAATCTAAAAGATATTGTAGGAGTTCTTATTCAATATAACGCAGCAGTAGCAACCTATACAGTAGACACATTTTCAGTAACACAACAAAGTGCTGTAGTAGCAGCTGCTGAACAAAGAGCAGCTCAGGAAACAGACTCATTCCTAAAAAAGGAATATGAAAGACAAGCGGAAGCAGAAAGATTAAAGTTAGCAGAAGTTAAAGCTAATCTAAAAGAACAACAAAAAGATGCCGGTAAGGCTACAGCAGATGCTGCATTGAGCGCATTAAATAGAATACCTAACGAAGAGGTACAGAAAGTAATGAATACTATTAGAGATGTCAAGCAAGTCTTGAACATCATAATGAGTATTACTTCTGTCGGAGATATAGCTAGCAGACTAATCCCAAATCAAATTCAAGAGTTACAAAAGATATTGAACCCCGCCCAGTTATTACCTATGATTAGGATGATACTAACATTGGCAAAAGGTTTCAATCAAATATGTCAAACTATATTAGGTTTTGTTGGAATAGTTAGAGTCATAGTAAAAGTATTACAAGTATTGCTAATAGCAGTAAAGATACTTATTATGATATTTAGATTGCTCCCATTACCATTGATGTTTGCTACTCATGGGGTAGTAGATGGTTTGATTTGGGGAAGACAGCTATTAGATCAAAAAATAGACGACGCTATAAAAAGAGTATCCCAAATAGGAAGATTAATAGATGTAGTATATGCGTTCGTATTGAATATAATCAGTATACTTGAAGAAATTATAGCTCAAATAGAAATACTTATTTTTACATTAGAGTCTTGTAATGCGACTAATACAGAGTATGACAGCAATTCTGAATATGGAATAGGACAGGAAGATTACAATCCTAATGAAGATGGCAGTTTCTTTGGTGGTGGTGTTGGAGGTGGAGCAGCTGGAGGAGCTGGTGGAGTTGGTGGAGGAAGAGGAACTGGAGCTGGTGGAACAGGTACTGGAACAGGCGCAGGAGGCAGAACCGGACCAGGAACTGGAGGTGCTGGGGGGGCTGGAGACACTGGTGCTGGAACGGGGGGGTATAGCCAAACTGCACCTTTGTTGAAAGATTTGAGAAGCACAAAAGGAGAATTGATGAATACTTTAGATCAGCTAAAAGGTCTAACAGATGCTTATGATAAAGCCAAGAAAAACGCAAATGAAGCGGTATATAATGGCTATACTATGAAAATTGAAGAAGAGGAATTAGCAGATAAAGGAGTTAAAAATAAGAGAAGAAGAGCACTTGCTTTCGATCAAAACGGAGTTTTAGTTATGGCTACAGATTTGACATTTGCTACAGCTACTAGTATTTTATTTGAGGAACTAAGATTGAAACTAATAAACGCAGGATTAGTTCAGGATACTGGACTTGCTATACCTAAACTTGACGGCGTGTTAGATGCCTTATCTTTACCGGAAACTTCTGCTGATATGCTTAATAGCATTGGCATAAAGGTGGAAAACGGACAAACGCCAGAAGATATGTTGAAAAGTGATTTGAAAGAAGTTCAAAATCAAATAAATACAGTAGTGGGAAGCATAAAAGGAAGCTCTGACTTGAAAAAATCAGTACAAAAAACATCAAATCCAGAGAATAAAACCCTAAAAGAAGACATAAAATCAGATAAAGTAGATCCATTAGCAAATCAAAAAATAACTGGAGGTCTACAAAAAGTAGAAGATTCTGTAAAAGTAAACACAGGAAATAGCAATAATCCTGACAAATTAAGCGACAGAGAAGTAGTCAGATTACAAGAGATTATAAAGAATGCTAATTCTGATCCAAATAGTGCTGAGTTGAAGAAAACATTGACATATAAACAGGCTATCAGGAAATTAGCTGCAAATGAAAAAGCTAGAAGATAACAAAGACATAAAAACTACAAGACAAATATTTATATTATATGGCATCGCAAACAGATTTATTACGCAAATTAATTAGAGAAGAAGTAGCATTAGCAGTGAGAACTGAGATGAAACTTGCTATGCAAGAGCTTAAACCTTTGATGGAAGGAAAGGTAAAACCTTCATTTTCAACAAGTTCTACTCCTTTGAAGAGTTCTAAAAGCTCATTAGTCGAATCTATAAAGCCAACAGCAAGACCTCAAGCAAAACCTGCATATGTTTCAACAGGTGATCCTATTGCAGATCTTTTAAATGAGACTAAAATGGGTATGCAACCAGACGAATACCGTTCAATCGGTAATTTTGGAGCAGAAGATGCTCAAGGATTTGGAATGAGAGCAATGCAGGATTTTGGACCTAAACAAACAATGGTAGTTGAAGATGTAAATGCTATCTTACAAGCAACAAGACCAGCAGGATCAGTTGAATCAGTTCAATTACCAGACGCTGTACCTGATTTTTCGGCTTTGATGAGTAGTTTAAAATCAAAAGGACAAATTTAATAAATGGCGTTTAGACCGATTAAAATATCACCCCTTGATTTGAAGCCTTCTATGGCTATTGGAGTTTCTATTCCTTTTAATAATCAAAGTGTGTTTAGTTCGGTTTATACAACCGCAGAGCAACTTAAGTATAATATAATAAATTATTTACTTACAGATAGAAGAGAAAGGTTATTTAATCCAGGATTTGGAGCAGGATTGAGAGGTGAGCTTTTTGAACAGATGACTCCTAGCTCTTTTGCTACTTTAGAAGTTAGAATAAAAAATGAATTAGAGAGATATTTTCCAAAAATAGTTATTACTAATATAGGAATCAAGCCTAGCTATGACAATAATTATTTTACTTTTTCCATTAGTTATGATATACAGAATACAGGTAAGTCGGATCAAATACTATTAAATTTTAACAATGGCATCTAAGAGTAATAATAATAAGGATATAAGGTATTTATCAAAAGATTTTAGTGATCTAAAAACTTCTTTGATAGAATATGCCAAAGCATATTATCCCAACACATATAATGACTTTTCAACATCTTCGCCAGGATCAATGTTTATTGACATGGCGGCATATGTTGGAGACATAATGAGTTTTTATCTTGATAATCAAATTCAAGAAAACTTTTTACAATATGCAAAGCAAAAGGATAATATAATGACTATGGCTTATATGCTTGGTTATAGACCTAAAGTTACTTCTGCAGCAACAACTACGCTGGATGTATACCAAATATTACCGGCAATCAATCCAGGTACAGGTAGCGTACCAGATTGGAAATATTCTTTGATATTAGAAGAAGGTATGCAGGTATCAAGTTATAATAATGTAAAATATTACATACCAGAGAATATAGATTTTTCGGTATCTTCTTCAGCAAACCCAACAGAAATATCTGTTTATGAGACTGCTGATAATAAACCTACAAAATTTTTGTTGAAGAAAAGAGTAAGCGCAGTTTCTGGAGAAGTTAAAACAACCACAGTTGCTGCTCCAACTACTAGAGCTAAGTTTTTTACTACTGTAATTAATGATACTGAAATTATAGAAATATTAGATGTAACAGATAGTGACGGAAATAAGTGGTATGAAGTACCTTACTTAGCACAGTCTACTATTTTACATCCTAAAAAGAATACAATAGCAAATGATCCTAATTATCATGGATCATCTTTAGAAGTACCTTACTTATTAGAAGTATTGGATGTACCAAGAAGATTTGTTACAAGATTTAGAGCAGATGATTCTTTAGAATTACAGTTTGGAGCAGGAAGAGAAGACATAAGCCCAGTATCAAATGATCAGGAAGTAGATCAAAAATACTTACCAGATCCTAAGAAAGTAGGTATGGGTACTATTGATGGTACTTCATTAATATTTACTTCTTACAATCCTGCAAACTTTGTAAATACAAGAACTTATGGTATCTCTCCTTACAATACTACTTTAACAATTAAGTACTTGAAAGGAGGAGGTGCTAAAGCAAATGTGGGAAGTAATCAAATAGTTTCTATAGTAAACTATACTTCTAGCTTTTATGGGGGAGTAACCTCAGACCAAGCTTTAGAAGCATCAGTTTTACAATCTTTAGCAATTAACAACCCTTCAGCATCATCAGGTGGTGGAGATGGAGATAGTATAGAGGAGATTAGAATGAATGCACTTGCAAACTTTCCAACCCAACAAAGAGCGGTAACAGAAGAAGATTATTTAGCAACAGTATATTCTTTACCTGCTAAGTTTGGTCAAGTAGCAAAAGCATATGTAACAAGTGATGACTTTATAACAAATAAGCAATTAGAAGCAAGACCAGAATTAAGAGATAGTCAAGTAATATCTACTTATGTTTTATCTTATGACAGTAATAAGAACTTAGTACAACCACCAGCAGCATTAATGCATAATTTAAAAACTTATGTATCTAACTTTAGATTGTTGACTGATAGTGTTCATATCAAACCTGCTTATATCATTAACATAGGAGTTGATTTTGATATTATCATTAGGCCTAACTATCAAAGTAGAGAAGTTATTGCAAACTGTATTCAAGTGATGAAAGATTACTTCAATATTGATAACTGGGGAATTAATCAACCGATAATAAAATCAGATGTTTATACTGCTTTAGATAAAGTAGAAGGAG